TATCACACAAAGTAAACCGATAGATTACATCTATGCACCAAGTTGGTGTATATATAGTAGGTAACGCACGAAGTTAGTGCATGATTTTATATAGTGATACTTGTTGCACAATGTAGGTGCACGATTATTATGTTAAGTTATTGTAAGTCCTTGATTTTATTAGATATTTTATAAATGGCTAAACTGGCATGGCTTGTGCATAGTATTAAGGGCTGGCAACAGCACATCTTTTTAACAGGCTTACATTGAAAGGCGTTACATGAGAGACACATCTTGGGAAAATATTATTCAGTCGGCAAGGTGGAACGCTCTGCACAACTCAGCGAATGAGATGCGAGAGCGTGGCGGTGGCTTTGCAGGTGCTCTTGCTGAAGCGTGGCAAAAGGCAGATAAGGGAAATAAGACCAGAATAGAACAGGCGTTTCCTGACCTGTTTTTCAGGTTTATGAGCGAGTATGACAGGGCTTATTTTGGTGACTCGATTCACTGACAGCGTTTAAACACTCTATTGAAAGGCGTTACACAATGAGACAATTATTTCTTGATTTATTTCTGGCTGTGGCTTTGGGGCTGGCTTTTGCTACTCTGGCTCTGGCTTATTTTGATGTTTTAATTTGAAAGGCGTTACACAATGACCACCGACACAACCACCGACTTGGAAATCAAAACCACCATAATTGGCACAATCGACAATGGCTGTGATGGTGCACAGCAATATATCTTATTAACCTGTTTAAACGATGACCTCTCAGAATTAGAGGCTTACCAGTGGCTCTGGCCTAAAGTTTATAAAGACACCAACACGCCTGGCGGCTATTTCTGTAAACGAGTTCAGACAATCCAAAAAACCGACAATCAGGTTATTTGCATCGTTCACCACGAATACGACAATTAGAGCGTTTAAACAGAGTCTAGTCTGAAGGGTATTACGTGCCCTTTGGCCTGCACTTTCGCAGGGTTAACAGGAGTTACTATGTCTGCTTTTACAGTTACCAACACGCATATAAATGCACTTGTGCGTTATGCTTCGCGCCATAAAATAACTGTTTTTTATGATAATAAATTAGGCTTTCAATATGGAAGCAAGCGTTTAAACGTATCAGCACATGAGCAAGAAGTTGCACAATTATTGCTTGACGAAAATATTAAAAGCGTTAATTACAGGTATTCTGAAACCGAGACAGGTTTTATTGAATACGACCGAGGCGCACCAATACTGACAGCCATTCAAGCGATTAAAGCGGCGCAGTGCTTGCGTTATCAGTCATGCGAGCACCCAGAATATGATGGAAGCATTGCAGAACGCTTAATAGAGGCCATTATTTCCGATGCAATACCTCGTCTGGAGGGTTATAACGAGGCTCATTGGGCAATCGACAGCACAGAGGTGACAGCATGAGCAAAATAACTATAACAATCGACACTGATAACGATGCTTTTCAAGATATTGCGCCAGATGGCATGAGTCACGAGTTGCCACGCTTATTGGAAAGGCTTGCAGGTTATATTCTTTTGAACAATGAGTTGCCACCTGTTATTTATGACATAAACGGCAATAAATGCGGCACAGTGGTTGAAAGCGTTTAAACGATGCTTTATGCCGCCATTGCCTTAATCCTTCAAATCATTCTTAAACGTAAATAAACAGGAGTTAATATGAAAAAATTTATAGTCTATGCAGAGCGCACCACATTGGAATCAGTTGAAATTGAAGCCAATAATGAAGATGAAGCACAAAAAATCGCATTTGAAACAGAAAACGATTTCTGGAAACAAGATGAAGATACAGACTGGCAAATTTTTCGAGTAAAAGAAATTACAGAATAAGTTAGTAAGCACTCACTTAAGACCGCCTTCGGGCGGTTTTTCTTTGCCTATTTTTAAGCCCTTCTCAGCCCTTCTATGTAGGGTGATAAGGGTAGGGCTAAATTATGGCCTTCTAGGGGCTTTAAATGGCTTCTTTTGGCTATTCGTGCGGGTAATTGTCAGTAGTCGAAACAGTCACCAAGCCGATGTGCTTCAAATCCATCTCAGTATTAAGCCCCAAATTCCAAAAATGTGCGCCCCACATAACACAGATTCGAGCACCTTCCGAAAGATTACCGCCTCCAATGGTTCGCATAATCTCCCGTTCTTTCTCTGAGAATCTGATTAAGTTATGCTTTGGCTCTGGTTTTTCCATTGATGCAATCCCGCCAATATTCAGCGATTAAAAGTGATTCGGCTATGTTTATGTCCTTCTTTCGCTTTAATGGTGCGCTAGGCCATAGCATACGAGCGCAATCTAGGGCTTCGTTTTTATCGCTTGATAAGTGAAAATGCTTTTTCCATTTCTGAGGGCTTACCATGTGTAAAGGGTAATTGGTTAACTCACAGACTGCCGTTATAACACCAACAGCCCTACCAAATTGGAAAGTTGATGCTACCCCTTGATTTGGCATTGAATGGACTAATTCGCAACAGATTTCAGCCCCTTCTTTTGGGTCTACCAAACGCAGAATCATGTTTTTAAACACCATTGGCAGAATGTGCTTATCTTGGTGCTCAATCATAAAACTGTCTAAGTAATCCCCATTTGGGTCTAATGCACCTACTGCACCCGATACTGAGCCTGGGTCTATGCCTATGAATACCATATCAATCCCTATCCCTTATTTTCCATTTTCTCTTTGGTTTAGGTTCTGAAACCACCACCTCTTGTGTTCTAAATCGATGCAAATTAAAACACTCCCTTGTTCTTAACCCATCTTTTGTGTGCTTTACATCGGTTGCGGCATTGCATAGTGGGCATTTCATTTTGTCTCTTTCAGTTTATTCATTCTTAATCGTAAATCAGCCACAAAGACTTTCCCACGCTTCTTCTCCATCGATTCGACTATATCTCGCCACCAAGTCGATGCTTTGTGCTTCCCAATGAGGTTGATTTGTTTCATGTAACGGGTTTTCCATTCTTTCGCCAACAAATTCAAGCGTTCCTCGTAAATCTCCTGTGAGGAATAGTGCTTTATCAATCTCTGAAGGTAAGCATGGCTCTCCTCGCCTTCTTCTCGTAAGTAGTTCATGGGCTTCATTCTTTGTCATTTTCTGAGCCTTTCCAAGGCCAATTTAATCTCTGGTGGCATCGGAACACCCTCTTTTAGTTTTTGCTCAACAGCAATCAAGGCTGGATCACGCTCAAATCTACTTGGCACAGTTGTGAACACTTGGTCTGCTTTGTTCACAGGGGCTTGATTCTGACTTCTTACCCAATTACGCCATGTGGCAAACCAATCCAACTTAACCCCTTGTTGACCAGCCTTTGCTACCCAATAGTCTTTGAATGTCTCAAACACCTTAGACGGGTTAAGGTCAGGTCTATCTTGTTGGCAAAAGTCTTTCCATTCTTCTGTTAAACAAAAGTCGGTGGAGAGGCGTGAGCCTCTTGTGCTCTCTACCTTTGGTTTATGGTTAATGGTTATTGGTTTATGGTTAGGGTTATCTTTGGAAACCATTTGGGTTTCATCTAGGTTATTCTTAGGTCTACCACCAAGTTTGCCAACCTCTCTGTTCCTCTGTGCTTTAGCCTGATAAGCCGTGATTGTTTCATCACATCTCTTGTGATACCAAAAACCAAACTCCATGTTAAACGCAAAGAATTCCTCAAGAACAGTTTGAACAGCATCTTCATGCTCAGACATCCTTATCCTTCTGGAAACCTCGTGGGTTCTGTTTGGGATAGGCTTTTCACTTGTGTAATACAAGTCCAGTAATCGCCTAAAGGCCAAATCTTCAATTATTGAAAGATGAGCCGTATCGTGAATGTAATCACTCACATGAAAAGAATAGTAGTGCATCGAGTTTTTCCTTTTTCAAGCACCTTTAGAAGAAACATAGGCAGGGGAAGGTGTAACCCTTTTCGATGCGGGGATCAATCCACATCTAGCCTCGTTTCAAACCATTATATATAAATCCTTGGGTAGCGCAAATTCTCACCAAATTTACTAGGATATTTAAGAAAATCGTAAGCACCAATGCGAGCGCAGGTCTGCTTTAGTTCTTTTCCATCATAGAATTCGGTGGTAGTGCCGTTAGACATTTTGGTAGGGGTTGCCACAACCTTTTTTTCTTGTAATGCCGCCAAACCAAAGCCCGTTATATGCCAAACGTCATCAACGCTGACAACATAGCCAAAGTTCTGTAAGTCATTCAGATAGTTCTCGTAATGAACGCTGACATTACCAACCCCATTGTCCCCATGTGTGAAAGACTTTAGTGCTGATGACTTGTATTCAAGTCTCTTAAGCAGTTGTTTGTGTTGCGCTTTTAAAATCATGTAATCTCCTTGTTTTGTCCAACCATCCTACCCAATAATTTATTTTGTCAACCTAGGGTTTATCCTAGTATTCAAACATTTATTTTTATTGATAATTCATGCACCAACAACTTGTTGGGTTACTAAACAGGAGTTAATGATGACAGTAAAACCTAGTGATTTCAAACATCAGATTTGCGTCTACTTAGAAGACATTGGAGAGTGCTTAGTGTGCTTTGACATTCTGACCCCAGGCGATGAGTTAGACCCTGACCACTCAGATGACTATGAGATCGACTTTGCAGTCTTTGATGAGCAAGACAAGCCCATCACTTATGACATCAGCAAAAGACACTACAACCGATGTGAAAACAAAGCAACAGATGAGATGCTAGACATTACCACAGCATGGCGTAAGGACTGGGAGTGTTCTGTATGACGGAACAGGAACTCACAGAATTAGTGAATGACTTACGTTTCCAAGTCAACGCCCTAAAACAACGAGTGGAAGACATTGTTGTTATGACTGGGGCGAACACTAATGGCTACTACGATTTAAAAACAAAACTAACAGAAATAAGAAAAGATGAAATTCGTAACAAGGAAACAACTTCAAATGACTAAGCACGAGATGGTTAGTTTCTTACGCATGGCGGCAGTTGATGAAAATACCATCACAGCCATGAACAACGCCTTTGACATGGGCGTAGAGAACGAGCGAGACATCGTTTGTTCCATCATCTTTGGCATGATCGATGACCATGCTAAAGCCCAAACAATTGTTGACACCATACGAATACGGGAGTGAATATGACCGATCAAGAAAAGTTAAATGCCGCTTTCCATGACTTAGATTTTGAAGATGATATGGCAGTCAATGTCATCATGTATCAGACTGAGGCAGAGCATCTTAAATCAGAGATAGCAGAGTTGCACCGCATCCTTGCTGAACATGAATTGCAGTTGAGAATTAAGAACGAAATGATTGCTGAAATCCACAAAGCATTGGGGACACTATGAAAATGAAATATACATTTGAGGAAATCTTAAAACTATATTCCCATATTTATTATTGCTGTTATTGCTATGAGCCAAAAGATGAGAGAATATCTTGTTGTCAAGAAAATCATTTCATCCAGTTGAAAGACTTTGAGCATGAGACACAGATGGAAATAGCAAAGGCAGAATACGATGCTCAATGATTATTCAACATTTTTAATGAACATCGAAAGATCAGTGAAAACCCTAAGTGAAATGTGCTTAAACAAGAGTTACACTGGGTTCTATTCAGAGATAAACACCATCATTTCAAACCTGATTGGGCTAAGTCACTGGATAGGTCAAGAACAAGTTAAACAGAGTCAACAAAATAGGAGTAAATAATGAATAGTGAACAAGTGTTATCGATGCTAAAGACTAACGTCAACGAGCATACAGAGAAGAAAAATGGTCTTACATACCTATCATGGGCTTGGGCTTGGGCAGAGGCTTTAAAGGCCGATCCTGAAGCCACCTACAAGATAGAAATGTTTGGCGATAAGTGTTTCATGGACATCAACGGCACAGCAATGGTGTTCGTAACAGTTACCATGTTTGGCAAACCAATGACTTGCCAACTTCCTGTGATGGACTATCGCAACAAAGCAATCCCTAACCCAGACGCATTTGCAGTTAATACAGCCATCATGCGTTGTATGACCAAGGCACTCAGTCTGCATGGACTTGGGTTATATATATATAGTGGAGATGATTTGCCTCTTGGTGAGAGCGATGAGGGTGCGCCTGACGAGGGCAAGATGCTTGACTACATTGCGGCTATTGAAGCCACCATAACCCTTGATGAACTAAAAGACATCTATATCAGGGCATTTGCTGATTGCGATGGAAACAAGGCATGGCAGACCAAGATGATTGCGGCTAAAGATGCTAAGAAGAAGGAGTTGAAATGATTGATATTCCAGCATTTCCTTGTCATCCCGATATTGACAACAAACTGTTTGACGGCATGACCTTGCGTGATTACTTTGCGGCAAAGGTGTTGCAGGGAGTCATGTCGAGTCTAGAGATGGGCATAGTATTTTCTAAAGGCGATAAACCACCCTCAGATGAAATTGTTGAATCTTGCTACGCAATGGCTGACGCAATGATGAAAGCGAGGAAAGCATGAGTGACGAAATCATCCAAGGCACAAACGAATGGAAGATGTTGCGTCTTGGCAAAGTAACTGCTAGTCGAGTAAAAGACATTGTTGCCACCACTAAGTCAGGCTATTCAACAAGCAGAGACAAATACATGACCCAGTTGCTGTTGGAGCGTTTGACAAACTCAGTAGCAGAGTCGTATAGCAACGATGCAATGGCTTGGGGTGTCGAAAATGAAAAATATGCACGAGCCGCTTATGAGTCCAAGATGGGCGTATTGGTTGATGAGATAGCGTTTGTCAACCATCC